CTGACCACTGGAAAGTATCCGTTGCACACCTTCGCAATGAGACCAAGCAAACGCGCAAGCCGCTGGGTCGTGATGGCGTCTATGCGGTGATCGATGAGCTCATTGATGCTGGATATATCACTCGAATACAAGGGCGTGGAGAGGGCGGAAAAATGGCCGAAACCACCTACCTTGTAAGCGAGATTCCGGTATCCGTGGAGCCTTCCGCTTCCGGCAATAACCCACCGCGTCCGTCTCAGCCGGAAGCGGTTGAACCGCCTCCGGTAATTCCGACACAAGTAAGTATTGATTCTAATCAAGCACTGAAAGAAGCAAATTATGTCCCCGCTGAAGCGGAGACCCCTGCTCATGACGATCCAATCAAGCACGAAAAGATCAGGGAACTGTACAACCGGATCCTGGGAGGAAAGCTACCTCGATGCCTTGGGCTGAACGACAAACACCGCAAGAACATAAAGGCCGCATATAACCTGAAGCTGGATGGCAAGTTCATCGTCCGTGAAGGCGGTCTGGAGTTCTGGGAAGGTCTCTTCCATGACGTGCTGGAATCACCGTTTTTGCTCGGCACCAACGATCGAGCCTGGCAGGCTGACTTCACCTTCCTGACGACCTCGACCAAGATCCAGTCCTTCATGGAGGGCAAATACGATGCACGCTGAACGCCCCCTGATTGCCAATGAGGCCGAGCACGGTGTGCTGGGCGCCCTGATGCACGAACCTGAGCAGTGCGAAGAGATCGGCGCGACTCTGGATCCGGCGCACTTCAGCAATGAAGACAACGGTGCGCTGTACGCCATGATCCTGGGCTGCCACTCGAAGAAGGTTCGCCCCGACTCGATTACGCTTTCCGAGATCCGCGCAGAGCTGCCGAGCGGCGAGCTGACCATTATCTACGCCTCCGAAATCATGCGGAACGTGCCGAGCGCAGTGAACGGCAAGCACTACGCAAAGATCGTGATCGAGCGCGCCAATGCCCGAAAGCTTTACGAGGTCGGCCAGCAGCTGATGGAGCTGGCCATGAGTGCCGGCGTTGTGTCCGAGCAGGTGTCCCGCGCTCAGGCGCTAGTGATGGAGCTAAACGCTCAAGACGAATCACCTGATGTCGTGACCATGAAAGATGCGCTTGGCGACGTGTTCGCCGATATGCAAGATCGCCTGGACGGCAAGCAGGTCATGGGGCTGGACTTTGGATTGACCGACCTGGACAAGCTTGTTTGCAGCTTCCGCCCTGGAAACCTCGGGATCATCGCCGGCCGCCCTGGTACCGGTAAGACGGTTCTGGGCATGGGGCTGGCTGATCGCGTGGCAGTGAATGGCGGTGCGTCGCTGGTGTTCAGCCTGGAAATGCCCAAGAAGGAATTGGCGAAGCGCTCGCTTGCGGCTCAGTCGAGCGTCAGTCAGAACTGGATCGAGTCCGGCCAGGCCGTGACAGATGAGGCAGCATCAGCCCGGATATTCGCAGCAACGGCGAAGCTGTCGGCCGCTGACGTGAGGATCTGCGACAAGGGCGGCATGACGTTCGCCAGAATTTGCAGCATTGCCCGTTTCGAAAACCGAGCCAAGAAGCTCGACCTGATCGTCATCGATTATCTGAGCCTGATTGCCACCGACCCGAACTCAAGATTCCAAAACCGAAACCTTGAGCTCGGTGCATACACTCGAGGATTCAAGGCGCTGGCCAAAGAACTCAGTATCCCGGTCATCGTCCTGGCTCAGCTCAACCGAAGCATTGAGTCTCGAGGCGGCGACGCAAAGCCAAAGATGAGCGACCTGCGCGACTCCGGTGAGATCGAGATCGAGGTGCCAAAGGTTCGTCACGCGCAGATCGGCGGATGCCTGCTCCAGTTCCAGGGCGAGTACGCCCGATTCGTGAATGCGGCGGCAGGCTCGTATGACAACGAGGAGTCAGAGCCTGCGCCGCCTCGACGGTCTGCTCGGTCAATGGTTGGGGGTGGCCGCTAATGAGATCAGAACAAACGATATTCCGACACGGCGGCTACGAGATGCGATCGCACTCAGAAACGTGTGTAGCGGACGCAATGGATCAGCTCGGCGTGACCTGGCTGTACGAGCATCGGCGGGTGGACACTCGGCACGGCTGGTATGTGCCTGATTTCTATCTGCCAATGGCGAACCTGTTCATCGAGGTCAAAGGCGCGCCGCCGACGCAAGAGGAAATCGAAAAGGCGATGGACGCTCAGGCCGAGACAGGAGCACCGGTCGTGTTCGCTCATGGTCGCCCAAAAATGGAAATGGCCTCTGTGCATGGCGGTCGGTACAGCTACTTCGCAGATAAGGGTGAGGTTGGCTGGTCAAGCTTCGAGATCTGCAAGCTGATCAGGCTAAGCATGAGCATGGCCACCTATGCGGCATTCATCCGGGCTGCCGAGCACAAGGCAAAGCCTGATTCCGTGATGATCGGCGAGATACTGGAAGAACGCGTGCGCGAATGGATGGGTAGGTCTGACTATGACGATTGCTTGCGGCGTCAGCACGGCCAACTGAACTCGGAAAAAGAAACCATTATCCGGCAGGCTTCAAAGCCGGAATGGTTCCTGGCCCAAGTGTCAGCAAAGTTGTCATCACGCGCCTAATCCCGTGTGGATAAGCCATGGCGTGAACTACTCGCAAAACGGAATAGAACCTGCCTGGCGCGATGTCAGGCAGGATCAACGGGATATAGGGGTGAAGGGATGAACGATTATTCGGAATTGCAGGAACTGTCCGAAAAGGCAACGCCTGGGCCGTGGGGTTATGACGGATCGTACGTCTGCCCTGCTCGCGTCGAAGGCGGCACTACTTACGTAGAGTCATGGCGTTCTGTTGCTGATTGTCACCAAGCGGAGAACACGAAGTTCATCGCTGCCGCCAACCCCGCTGTCGTGCTTGAGCTGATTGCCGAGAACAAGGGCCTGGCCAAGAAAATAAAGTGGGATGAGTCCTGGTATGGGGCTCGCTTCGAGACTCTTTTCCACTGGGCGCACCGCGAGCTGAACGAAGAGCAGAAAACCCAATACTTCAACATTGTCGCCAATGGATCATCCAGCCCGCTGGATCCGCCGACATACGCCCAGCAGATGAATTCGCTGAAGTGGAAGGTTGAGGCTGCAGAGAAAGAGCGCGATATGCTCAAGGCTGAGCTTGAGGCGCTGCGCCAGGACGCCGAGCGCTACCGGTGGCTGCGGACCCAGTGCATCCCGCTCCAGGGGCATGATTTCCTGAGTTCTCACGAAATCCTTGATCGGCGGGTAGACGCCAAGATCCTCAAGGAGTCCGGCGAGGTAGAGTGAGTACCAGGCGCACAGTGAGTCACATACTCACCGTGCGCCCGGTCATCACCGTGAGTTTTTGGCAATGTACTCATCGATAAACCGCTGAATCTCCGTCGTCATGTCGCTCTCGTTGCGCATGCAGGCCCGGCGGAATTTTTCGTGCTTGGCTGCATCGAGGCGCACGTTCAGGCGTTTTTCATCGGTATTCACTTTGGTGGCCTGGGCCATAAGCTTCGGCGCGCGGGTGGCCACGTCGCTGCGTGCGGTTGTGAGAAGTGTCATATCAGGCCTCCAGTATTTTCTTCACGGCTGCTGCAAAGCGTAGCGATTCAAGTCTGATATTGCTGTCGCCGCTGGCGGCTGGGGTTTTGCCTCGGGCAATGGCGTTCGGGTAGCCGATCCAGTCGTGCAGCGGTACCGGGACGACCGGCAGGCCGTAGCCGTTCAGAGCCTCGGTAATCTCCCGGCCCAGTATCGTTGTCGCGTCCAGGCGGTTGACGTACAGCGCGATTCGAAACTCTGGCCGTATCTCCTGGTGCGCTTTCATCAGCTCGATGGAGTCGGCAGCCGACCAGATATCGAACAGGCTCGGCGGGCACGGCAGTAGCGCCAGATCGAGCGCGGGCAGTGCGTCAACTGACAGTTCGCCCTTCGTGTCTATCACCGCGTAGTCAAATCCTTCCAGCGCCTTCAGGTCCGACATCTGGTCAGCCGCGAATATCTCCAGCGACTTTGGCAGCTTGGCGACCGCGATCCATCGCGCAACGCTCCCTTGCGGATCAAAGTCGACCAGGGCGACCCGGTGCTTTTGTGCCAGCGCCCCGGCCAGTGTGACCGCGCTTGTCGACTTTCCCGCCCCGCCTTTCTGCGTCACAAAACCAATCTTTTTCATGAGTACATGGCTCACCGTGAGTATTTGAATCACAGATTACACGATTGCGCGGAATCCGCTTGTGTTGTTCGCGGAATCTGCATATAGTCCCTCTACGGTCCCTGCAGAGGGACTAGAAAGTAAACGGATCAGGGGTGATGGAAATGGCAAAGATTCTGATCGGGTACTCAGCGTGCGAGCTGACCCGCAAGGCGTTCGAGCAGCATGGGCACGACGTCTGGACCTGCGACAAGCTTCCTGCACGCGGCGAGCAGAGCAAGCACCTGCAGTGCGACATCTGGGTAGCGCTGAAACTTGGATGGGATTTCGCCGTGCTGCATCCGATGTGCACCTACCTGACAACGTCGGGCGCATGGGCCTTGATGGATGCAAACTTTGAAAAATACCCGGGCGTTGGCTACCACCAAAAGCCGAACCCGGAAAAGCTCTATGGCGCCGAGCGCCGAGCTGCACAAGCCGTCGAGTTGGATAATTTCCGAAAGTTGCTTGATCTGCCGTTCCCGGTGGCCATCGAGAACCCAGGAACGTCGGCGATCAACACTGCGATCCGCCCTCCAGATCAAGTGGTTCATCCGTATCACTTCGGTGACGACGCGAGCAAGGGAACGGGCTTCTGGCTGACCAAGGGCACGCCGAAGCTGGTGATCGATCCTGCCGCCTATGTCCAGCCGCGCTGGTGCCTGCAGCCGAACGGTAAGACCCTGCCGCGCTGGTCCAACCAGACCGATGCCGGCCAAAACAGATTGCCACCGCGTCCCGACCGCTGGCTTGAGCGATCCGAGACCTACCCAGGCATCGCGGCAGCCATGGGAAATCAATGGTCAGAATTTGCGGCAAAAGTCGAAAAATCTAAGGCGGCAGCATGAAGAGAAGAGGGCCGATGCAAGTTGGAGAGAAGTATGGCCGGCTGACCGTCGTTGAATACATGTACACCGATGCGCACCCAAGAAAATATTTCCGTTGCAGTTGTGAGTGCGGGGGAGAAGTTGTAACCCATACAAACTCCTTGCGGACTGGTAATACAAGAAGTTGCGGGTGCTTATCCAGAGAAGCAAAAAAGGCGCAACTCCTTCCAAATGATAGAGGAGTGATAAACCAAATCGTTCTTCAGTACAAACGCCACGCGTCAGATAGAGGACTGTCGTTCTGTCTTGATTATGAAGAGTTTGAAGTGCTGGTGCGATCGCCATGTGTCTATTGCGGGATATTGGGTGGCAACCTGAAAAAAACGAAAGACCTTAAAGATGGATTTCGCCACAACGGAATCGACAGGATCGATTCAAGCCTGGGGTATCAAGCCGGAAATGTAGCGCCTTGCTGTGGCTTGTGTAACCGCGCAAAACGCGAGATGCCGAGAGACGTGTTCATTGCGTGGGCACTGCGAATAGCGGCGCACCAGACATTAAAAACCATAAAAGAACGCGAGAAAGCCGCATGAAGCTGGACCCAACCAAATTACAGATCGACCCGGAATACATCCGCGGCCTGATCGAGAAGTCGGCAAAGACGCAGCGGGGCGCAGCCATAGCAATCGGCGTGGCCCCCAGGACCTTGGCGGACTGGCTCAACGGAAAGGCGAAGTGGTCCTATCCGGCGCAGTACGCGCTGGAGTGTCTTGTTCAATATGGGGTGTCGAAATGAGCGCTACAGAATGGAAGTTTGTACCGGTTGAGCCGACGCGAGAAATGCTGGTCGCTGCGCTGAAAACGAACGGGGCCTGCCCGATTTATGCCGCCATGCTCGACGCCGCACCGGTGCCGCCATCGGTTGAAAGCCTGCTGGAAAACTGGACGCCGAGCGATCAGCAAGCGTTCGCCAAGTTCCGCGACGAGCACTTCCCGGGCGAAATGAGCAGCTACGCAATCCAGTCGCTAGGCTCGGCCTGGAAAGATGGGCAGGCCCATGCGTCGACCGAAGTTCCGCAATACACCGGTACCGGCAGCGATTCCCTCGACTGCATCCTGGGCGTTGGTGGCTTCGCAAGCTTCGGCCCTCTTGATGCGCAACCCGCCGCCCACCTGACCATCCCCGGCGCGCTGGAGTGGGATGGTGATAATGGTACTCACGGTGTTGTTGGTACTCACAGTGCGGACGGTGAGTCGCGTGCTCATGGTGAGTCGTGCGTTAGATCGAGCGGGCCAGAGGGGAAACGTGAGCGCTTTCAAAAGTGGGTGATGGCGACCAAGCATCCGACATTCGGCTTTCTGGATGGCCGAGCCCTGGCCCGCGGCGATGACCGTGAAGGCTACGCAGACGAATACGTCCAGGGTCTTTGGGTTTCATTCAAGGAGTTCGACGCCCAGCTGGCCAACACCGAACAATCGCGCCGCTCGTTCTTCGACTTGAGCCAGGATCTGGAGAAGAGGCTGGCCGCCCTGAAAACCTTCGCTGGCGAGTTGATCAGTGCCAGTTTTGAAGGTGGCAGCTTCGACGGTGGCGACATCCAAGACATCGCCGTCAAGCATGGCCTGTTGCGGATCGAGCAGCGCACCGAGGAATGCGGCGAAGTCTGCGCCTGTAGTGAATACGGGTTCCCTGCTGAGTGCTACCGCAAGACGGATCTGGTGCTGGGTGGCGAACAGGCTGCGAAGGGTGGCGACGATGAGTAAATCCAACCACGACATCGTGCAAGAGACGCTGGAGCTTGCGGACAAGTTCTATGCGGCCCATGGCTACATCAGCCGCCCTGGCTTCCGTTACGACAAGTCGAGCCATCCGCAGGAGCGCTTCATGTGGGTTTTGGCCTGTGAGGCTCAGGATCTGCTCTGCGAAACCGATGCGCAAAACGCCCTGGACGAACTGGAGGATGGCGACGATGAGTGAAATGGCATTCGCGGTATTCGGAATTTTCGTTTGCGTTCTGTTCATCTTGATCATTGCGGGATTTGGTATCGGCGCGTACCTGATGGCCAAGGCAAGGTCGGACGCCTACAACGAGTTCATCAGCCGGAAATTGAAGAGGGGCGAACGCCAATGATCGGGCTCGCTATCTGGCTGGCAATCCAGCTCCCGCTTGGCCATCTGATCGGTCGTGTTCAGCGTCAAAAGCGCAAGTTTGACGAGGCGTTCAGGCATGGCTAGCGCACCCAAGCCAAAGCCGATGCCGGTCTACCTGATGCTCAGGAAGATGATCGACCCAGCGACGGGCAACCAGGTGGCCGCGTTCGTGCCGGCCTCGGATGCCGACAAGTCGATCCTGGGCGAGAAGGGCTACCGGTGGAACGCCAAGGTGCGGGCCGAGCTGAAACAGCCCAGGAACCCACGATACAACGCACTTGTTCATGGGTTGGGCAAGATCCTGGCGCAGAACATCGACCGATTCAGCGGCAAGCAGTCGCACGCGGCAATCAAGGCGCTGCAAACCGAGTCGGGCATCTACTGCGAGGAAGACAGCCTAGAGGTTCCCGGCATCGGCTCGCTGATCATCAAGCGCCCGCAAAGCCTGTCCTACGACTCGATGGGCGAGGAAGTGTTCCAGGACTTCTGGGCGAAGGTCTGCGGTTACCTGGTGCTGAAGGATTGGCCGACGCTCACAGAGGAAAGGCTGACGGAAATGGCGGAATTCGAAGGGTTCAGGGAGGCTGTGTGAACGAAATTAACTGGTTTGTTTGGTGGGTTGTTGGGTGCGGCATTGTCTTTAACGCCTGGCTTGTCTGGGGGCTAGCAAAGGTGTCTGCCAGCCTGATCTACACAGCCATCGCCGCGGCATCGTTTACGCGGTTCTGCTGGGCCTGCGGAAAGGTTCACGGCTTCAAGGGGCAGAAATTCCCATCATGGGTCTATGCGCCGCGGGTCTGGTGGGGGTTCTTCACGGTGTCGCTGGGCGCTCGCCAGGGTTCGATAAATCATATGGGCGGTGCCGGCGTCTGGAATGGCATCGGAAATTGGACGGTATTCCCTCTCAAGGAGGCCGAATCATGAGCAAGCAGGACAAGATCACCAAGGCCGCCCGGGGCCGGGATTGCCAAGTCAGGCTTCCAGGTTGCCCGAACAACACAGAGACGACCGTGCTCGCCCACTACCGGCTGGCGGGTACGTGCGGGGTCGGTATCAAGCCAAATAACCTGCAGGGGGCGTGGGCCGACGACTACTGCCACTCAATTTGTGATGGCAGGCTGCCTCCACCTGAGTCTCTTTCAAGGGACGAGATCAGGCTGTATCACGCCGAGGGCTGCTTCAGAACGATGGATACTTTGGTGCGGGAAGGGGTGATCAAGTGAATATTTTGGATTATTGGTTTGGGGAGTGGCAGTGTTATCGACGATGGCGCGGAGGCCTGTGGTGCGAGATCGGGCCTGGCCCTGCGCAGCCTGCACTCGGCGAGTTCTGGATCAAGGGTGAGCCTCGAATCATGGAGCGAGTGTATCGGCGCGAGGTTCACCAATGACCCGCCGCCCATCCATGTTCCAGCAGCCAGCGCCATCGCCCTGGTACGTCAACAAAACCAAATGCACCGAGTGCAGCAAGTCTCGCGCCACTGGCAGTCATGCGAAGTGCAGCCGGGCGCGGCAGATGCGCTTTGCGGGGGAGAACAAGGTATGAACTATCTGATTTCGCACCAAACGCAGCCAACCCATAACACCTGCTTTTCGACGTGCGTGGCCATGTTGAAGTGCGATCCGGTCGGTTACGTTGTTTCGCAGCTGCACGACTGGTACTTCGCCGGTGGCGTCAGCACAAGGCAGGCCCTGGAAAAACTGGAAATCCCGTTCGAGTCCTTCGATACCGCGGACCTGCCAGAAATGACACAGGACGGGGCTTATCTCATTGGAGTTCCGTCACTGAACATGCCGGGCGGAATGCACCAGATCATCTGCGAGTGCTTCGAGGGTTACCACGTCGTTCACGACCCGGCCATGGGTCGACCGGACAGCAAGCACTACGTCGCCGCCTTGACGGAAGGAATCCCAAACGAGGTAAAGCTCTACGGGTATGTCATCGACGCATTCATCCCGCGCAGCTATCTGGCGGACCGGTACCGGTTCAAGCTCGATAAAAAGTGATGTCATTCTGATTATTGCGGTCCCTACAGAGGGACTGTATCGGATATGATAGCGCGCGTAGGCAAACAAACAGGGAGTGACCCATGAAGGCGCACGAATTTCTAGGAAAGGCCCAGGCTCTGATGCTTGAGCGCGGGAAGCAGTACGATAAGCCGGAAGGCGAGCGCAGCATGGGAACTGCCGTGAGCGCCTTCAACACCATCACTGGACGGTCGCTGACCGAGGCCGAGGGGTGGTTGTTGCTCCAAGTGCTGAAAGACGTGCGCCAGTGGCAGAACCCGGATAAGTACCACGCCGACTCCGCTGAAGACTGCGTAGCCTATGCCGCGCTCAAGGCTGAAGCTCTGGCGGGTGCTGACCAATGAAGGCGAAGGCGACCGACGATCAATTGCGCGAGGCGCTGGCCACAATGACCGTGGCGCAGACCGCTGCGCACTTCGGCATGAACGAGCGCACGGTGTGGGCACGCAAGGCCAAGCTAGCCCGCCAAGGCTGGAGCCCTGAGCACGACATGACCAAGACTGTCCCGGATGGATTCCACCTGAAGGGCACGTCGACGCTGTATGACGAGGACGGCAAGGCCAAGCTGCAATGGGTCAAGACCTCCATAAATCATGAGCGTCAGGCCGAGCTGATGCGCGAGGCGGTGTCTGCGCTGTCTGTCGAGATCGTTCCCGAGATCGCCGTAAAGGCCCCGGCCCATACCCTGGACCAGCTGCTGAATTGCTACGTTATCACCGACTACCACCTGGGCATGAACAGCTGGGGCGAAGAGACTGGCGGCGACTGGGACATGAAGATCGCCGAGGACTTGCTTGTAAGCTGGTTCGGTGCGGCC